CATACGAGATACCTGGAGACGGGATTATCTTTGAAAACGGTTTGTATGTCTAGTTGCCAGCAAATACCAGTATGACTGTCTTTGTTCAGTTAGGGGGTAGATGATGGCTACAAAAAAGAAAAAGAAAAACGTAAACCTTTCTGTGAAGCGGGGGGAAAAACTCCCCGCGTCCAAAGGTGCTGGTCTCACGGCAAAAGGTCGTGCCAAGTACAACAGAGCTACAGGCTCCAAGTTGAAAGCTCCACAGCCACAAGGCGGCAAGCGGAAGAAGTCATACTGCGCTCGTTCAGCGGGGCAGATGAAGATGCATAACGTCAACTGTAAGAAGACACCGAAGAAGCGTATTTGCGCTGCACGGCGGAGGTGGAAATGCTAGATTGGAAAGCTGTTCTTATCACTGCAATGATTACCTCAGTAGTCGGAGCATTCTTTGCCATACAGGGCTGGATGGCAGCGTCACTGATTGCTGTAGATAAACGAACAGCAGTGATAGACAATAGAGTTGCCGCTAACTACGAGATGATTAAACCGATGTGGCAAGATTTTGTAAGAGGTAAAGATGGCAATCTCACGAGGGCAGATGTCCAAACAAACGGAGTCTGGAATGAGTAAGAAGGATGCGTGTTATCACAAGGTTAAGTCCCGCTATAAGGTCTGGCCTAGCGCATACGCAAGCGGTGCGCTTGCCAAGTGTAGAAAAGTCGGTGCTGCCAATTGGGGCAACAAGTCAAAGAAAGCGGCGGACGGCATGTATAAGGAAACAAAAGCAAAACGACCCTTCCGAGGGCACCTTGCCAATAACGAAATTGTGGCACGTGGATGTGGTGGCGTAATGAGTTCAAGGCGTAAGAAGACGAAATGCAAGTGATATGGATCCAGCAACCGCTATAGCTCTGGCTAGTACCGCGTATCAGGCGATACGCAAGGGGTTTGCTGTATCTAAAGAAGTGCATTCGATGACCAAAGAGATTGGTCAGTTCATGAATGCTATTGAGACCATAAAGAAAGGTCACGAGACACAGAAGAAAAAGTATGGTTCAGTAGAGGAACAGGCTCTTGAAACATACGCCGCACAAAAGAAGGCGGCAGCAATGGAAGCCGAACTGCGTAACTGGTTGATAGCGCATTACGGCATGAACGCTTGGCAAGACGTTCTACGAATACAGGGTCAGATACGTAAGGCCAGGATTGCAGAAAGGGAGAGAAAGAGAAAACAACTGGAGTGGGTACTAGAGTGGCTTGCGATTAGCTGTTTGACGGCGATAGGCGTAGCGGTACTAGGATACTTCATATACTTTCTTATGTCTCTCGATGGGTAGAATATGGCGGTTAGAAAAACAAAAGCTGGTGCTAATCTCAAGCGGTGGTTCAAGGAAGAGTGGAAGGACGTACGTACGGGGAAGGCATGTGGCAGACGCAAAGGTGAAAAACGGGGTACTCCATATTGTCGCCCCAGCAAGAGGATTTCATCCAAGACCCCCAAAACATCCAAAGAGATGACGGCGGCGGAAAAACGTAGTAGAATATCCCAGAAGAAGCGTTTAGGTCAGCCCGCTGGCAAACCACGTAGAGTTAAAGCGTTGAGAAGGAAAAAGAAGTCATGATGAAACAGATTCCAAAAGGTCCAAAAGGCGAAGGCTTACGCAAGCTGAAAGCTAAAGCACCACAAGTTACGAAGAAAATGGGTTATGCTAAAAAAGGTAAGTACGTAGCAGCTAAAGACGGCAAGTTTATGTGCTCACCTCGTAAGATGATGGCTGGCGCATATAAGGTATAAGTATTATGGCAAGTTCAGGATCAAGAAACTTTGACCTGGACACAGCGGAAATCATAGAAGAAGCCTATGAGCGTTGTGGTCTGGAGATGCGTACGGCGTATGACGCTAAGACAGCGAGACGTTCTCTGAACCTTATGTTTGCTGATTGGGCTAACCGTGGTTTGAACCTGTGGACAGTCAAGCAAGCAACGCTTTCTTTGGTGGCAGCGCAAGCGACATACACTTTAACAGCAGATTATGCTGATCTGCTTGAGGTTGTTGTGCGTAAAACTAATACAGATACAGAGTTGACCCGTATGTCACGTGGCGAGTATCTGTCGCTTCCCAATAAAACACAGGCTGGCAAGCCTTCACAGTTCTTCTACAATCGACAGATTACACCTGAGTTAACTCTCTGGCCTGTACCTGACGCAGCGGATACGCTTGTGTATTATTATGTGCAGCGCATAGATGACATGGATACGCTAGGCAACACAGCCGACACTCCCTTCCGATTCTTACCTTGCGTAGTGGCTGGCCTAGCGTACTACCTTGCACTGAAGTATGCGCCAGAGCGTATACAGATGCTGAAAGCTATATATGAAGAGGAGTTCCAGAGGGCATCTGACGAGGACGAGGATCGTGTACCACTTCGTCTACAGCCGAGCATCTCATACCTTAGAGTGAACTGATGGCTAAGAAAGCGTCTGGGAAAAAAGCATGGGGGTTCTCCGATAGGTCAGGAAGACGCTATCGCCTTCGTGATATGCGTACAGAATGGACAGGCGTAAAGGTTGGCCCTGACGAGTATGAAGAGAAACACCCTCAACTAAACGCACGGTCACATGGTGGTGATGCAGAAGCTCTGCATGACCCGCGTCCTCCTGTCGAAAAAGAAGACATTAAGCTAGAAATTCTTGGGTATGACACTGTCAACTTGAGGTATCGTGAGCCTATCACGGGGCGTGGTGAGGTTGGACGTGTTGGCATAGGTGGTGATGCGGGTCCCGCAGAGTCTGTCTTTGTGTACTTATTAAACAACAACTTCTTGGTTATGGAACAGGGCACCCTTGAAGCCGCTGTCAATACATACTTTCCTGATGGCTTTGAAGCTACAATGTCTCTTGGTGTTATCAGCACAGATTCCACTGAGGTAGACATCACAGGTGTTTCAGCTACAGGTAGCCCAGCGAATAACAACTTGAATGTAGCTTTTTCTGTTCCAGGAAATGTAACTCTGGCTGGTTTTGGTATAACAGCAAACCAGGGCTTAATAACAATTACACCAAGCGTTACTCACACACCTACAGGTGTTGCTGCTACAGCGGGTCAGGGCACGATTACAGTGGAAGGGGAGCAAAACATCAGCCCTTCAATCACAGGTGTTCAGGCGTTTACTTTTGACAATGCCATCAATCCGTACAGAGATATTGACGATGATGGTGATGTAACAGACTTCTATAGCGGGGCATCGAATGGTGCCTCCGTTATAGCAGCGACAGGTCAAACAGGAACTCTGCAAGGAAATAGTGCAGCAGGGTTTGAAATAGAGGTTCAGGGCAGATTGTTTACTGCCACCGCTACAGGCACGAATTATTTTGGCACAGATGGGGCACGATACGGAAGAGATGACCTAGCGTTAAAGATAACCAACAAAACAGGAAGCTCAATTACCTTTGATAGTTCTTCGCGGCTGGAAGTGGTTTGGAGATTCAACAAGACAGCGGACGGGTCTCTCAGTGATGAGCGGCATGTTGGCGTTCAGTTTCATTTTCCAATGACTCCGCAGGGAAATGGTACGCTTAACTCAACATCACACGCTATTGGTAGCTACCTTGCGGGAGCACACAACCTCCCCTCTAAAATAAATCAGTTTAGATTCTTCGAAAACAGAGCCGACACAGGCGCGGGGTATACCACTCCTGTGTATAACGACACAGACACACAATGGACGGCGAAGTCAACTGGCGGTTCAACAAATAGCTACACTTGGAATGATGATGCTTCTGTGTATTTTGGCACTAGATTTAGCCAGTTCCCTATTAACACAATTGGAACGGACTATGGTGAAGGCTTCATCAATGCGGGTTTTGTCATTGAGCGGATAACAGTTATGTTTGCCGAAACAACAGACAACTGGACATCTACCACAGCACAGGCTGATGGTTTCCGCATCGAGTTTGATGATCCTGCAAGTGGCGGTACAGGTACACCAACTATCGAGATTGAGGAGCCTCTCATTCTTACAGGATTAGAAGCCAAGGCTACTATGAATGATCCGTGGAACGAGGATGATGACCACGGCGGGGATGGCTTTGCTGAAGTAGATGGTTCTCCGTCTACAAACTGGAGATACACACCGAGTCCTGTTCTTCGCTTGGGGTGGCACTTGGACATCTCAACAGCACAGACCTGGGAAGTAAGTGCGAATGGGGCTAGTTCGTACAACTTCTATAGCCCAGCGTCAGGTACAACATATAGCAATCCAGACTTACACTTTCACAAAGACAATCAATATATCTTTGATATGAGTGACAGTAGCCTACAGTCCCACCCGTTTAGAGTCCAGCAAACAGGGACATCGTCACAAGGAATTACAACTACCTCGTATAATAACGGAAGTGCCTCCACATACAGAAGCACTTTCGGCGCAACAAACTACTCCTTCAACAACGAGGGAAATGCGGGCGGTAAGTTGTACATATATCCACTACATGCAGACGGCAGACCTGGCGGAGTGTACGGAGACGCGGATCCTAGTGACGTAACACAAGACAGACCAAAATCACGAATCGGCTGGCGTACTATGTTTTACAGATGCTCTATACATGCTGGTATGCGAGGCCGATTCCACATGGCTCCGTATTGTGAATGGCCTGTCCTCAACGACCCAGACGCTGGCACAGACGTGGCTGGGGGCGATTACTTAGAGTATTGGACGAAACCAAGCTGATGAGTTGAATAATTGTCCCATAAAGGCTATTATGGGGATGCAAACCAGTGAGAGAAGGAGAAACTAATGGCATTTACTGGTAACTTTCTGTGTACATCTTTTAAGGAAGAACTCCTGAAGGGTGAACACGACCTTGACACAGATACACTGAAAATGGCTTTGTACAATAACAGTGCAAGTTTTACAGCAGCTACAACAGCGTATACAACTTCTAACGAAATCACAGGCACAGGCTATACGGCTGGTGGTGAATCATGTGCAAACGTTTCTGTAAGCACATCAGGCACAACAGCGTATCTTGACTTTGACGATGTGCAGTGGTCATCAGCTACATTCACCGCACGTGGTGCATTGTTGTACAATGACTCACACTCTTCAAATGCGGCGATTGCAGTGTTTGACTTTGGTAGTGATCAGTCTGTTTCATCAGGCTTCTTTACTATCACATTGCCAACAGCAAGTGCTTCGGACGCTATTATCAGGATTGCATAAATGTCTTTTACGTTCGGCAGTTTGAAGACAGCCATACAGGAATATACAGAGAATGACGAAACAACTTTCGTAAACAATCTCAGTAAATTCATAGTAGCGGCTGAAGATCGCATTTTCACGCTGGTTGACCTTGAGGTCTTCCGCAAGAATGCGACAGGTTCGCTTACGGCTAATTCTGCCTACGTAACGGTGCCGACTGACTATCTGGCTTCCTTCTCTCTACAGATTACGGAGTCGGGATCAGAAGACTTTCTTGGTATGAAGGACGTAAACTTCGTGCAGTCGTACGGCAGACAGTACGGCAGTAATGCGGTTCCTAAATACTATGCAGCGTTTGATGACGAGAACTTCGTTGTCGCGCCGACACCTGATCAAAACTATGCTATTGAGCTATATTACTACTTCCGTCCAGATTCTCTCACTGCTGGGGCGGATAGTGGTACTACATGGCTCAGTGACAACGCACCTAACACCTTGCTTTACGGAACTCTTGTGGAGGCGTATACTTTCATGAAGGGTGAGCAAGATGTCATGGCCTTGTATGAGAAGAGATTCATGCAAGAAATCGAGAGACTGAAGGATCTTGGGGAAGCCCGCGAGAATTCAGATGCAACCAGAAGAGGTCTTCCAGAAAGACCAAGGACGTAGGAGTAAGAGATGGCAACATCAAATGCAGCAACCACGTATCTTGAGAATAAGTTGCTCAACTATATTTTCAAGAATGACGCTGGTTCTTTTTCATCACCAGGCGATAGTATTTATGTAGGTCTGGCAACAGCCGTTTCCAACGCGGAAGCTGGCACACTGACAGAGGTTAACACCACTACACAGGATGCCAACTACGCACGGGAGCAAGTAACAGCAGCGAACTGGACAGTACCAGCTTCGTCAACAGACACCCAGACAGCTAAGAACTCTGCAAACATCGAGTATTCAGCTTCTTCTGGTATTGCGTCATACACTGTGTCGCATGTGTTTATTGCTGATGCCTCAACAGGCGGCAACATTTTGTTTATCGGTGCACTGGATACATCCAAGACTATCGAGTCTGGGGATATCTTCCGCATCAACACAAACAACCTGACGATTGAGTTGAAGTAATATGGCTCTAGTTGTTCGTGACCGTTGCAAGGAAACAACAACGACAGTCGGTAGCAGCGCAGCGTATGTTCTAGCTGGTGCAGCTACGGGCTTCGAAGCGTTTTCTGCTGTCGGTGACGGCAACACCACGTACTACTGTTGTACAGATGGTACAGACTTTGAGATTGGGATTGGTACGTACACGCTTAGTTCTACGTCCCTAGCCCGTACTACCATTCTTCAATCGTCAAACTCTGACAACGCAGTAAATTGGTCTGCTGGGACTCGTACAATATTCTGTACACTTCCAGCAGACAAAGCCGTATTTAAGGATGCGAGTGATCAGGTAGACATAACAGTTACAGAACGTGACCCGAACGCAATAGCGTTCAGTATCGCATTGGGGTAAGACATGGCGAAGAAACTATTAGCAACTGGATATACCGTTGATGCGGCTAACGACACCATTGTCGTACAAACCCATGTCAAAAGAGAAGAACTGTTACTCATCACCGATGTAGATAACAACAATATTCTCTACAACTTTGCTGACAGCAATCTCGGCGCAGCGTCTGTTACTTGGGACGCAAATGCAGAAGAGACAACTATTGTCCTAGACGTGGACATGAGTGCACAGTCTCCAGCAATCACAGATGACACAGATATCCAAATATTTGTTGACCGCGTTGCCGAGAAGATGGACGTGGACGATTCTTTCTTGGATCCTGTGCACAAGATTCGTGTATCAACTCCTGAAAACCTCATCGATACCGACTTTGAATACGGGCTACAGCCAACAAAATGGGAAACCTTAGAGCGTTCTCTTAACGTTCCATCCTTCTTTACCCCAGACGGGGAAGTTTCTCTGGATATTGTCCAGAGCGTTGTTGCTGTAAACGGCTCAGACGTTATCACAGTAAACTGTTCAGAGCAGCATGGTCTGGTTCTAGGATCACCTATCGACACTCAGGCTGTGTCACAGCGTACGGCTGAAGGCAAGTTCCTCATCAAGTCTGTGCCAACGAATAATTCTTTCACCTATACAGCCGCTGGTCCAATGTCAGTGAGCGGCAACATTGGTACGATTTATACCACAATAACTCCTGGTACTTTCTACTCAGGCTCTCAGATTACTTATCAAGATGACACGGGTATCGAGACAGATGAAGCTGCAAACAGTGAACTGACAATCACTACCCCTAGAACGCACGGGTTTGTAGAAGGTTCTACCTTCTATCTGATCAACACAGTCGGCGTTAAGAAGCTGACCATGACTGCCACTACTACTAATGCGGCAGATGGCAGACCGTTTGTGGATGACAGTCAAACAACAAGCCTCACACCTACTGTTGATTTGTCGAAGACAGAAACAAAGAACTGGATTCCTGTTCACCATGTTAAGTTTGATGCCACTGCTATCAGCACATCAAACAACCAGATAACGTGGAACAACCACAGAATGCAATCTGGAGACACCGTTATCTATATCCCACCTTCAGGTGATACAGAGATTGGGGGACTTGACCGTTTTGAGATATACTACATAAACCGTATCAACGCTGACACTATCACGCTTACCACTACACGTGGTGGAAGCGCAATCAACCTGACCAGCACTGGCACATATAACTATGGGCGAGGGCTGTTGGGCTTGGTTTATGAAATTTACTACGCGACTCACAGCAGAGCAAACAGCTACGCCTACGCATACACAACAGCGTGGTACTTTGGCATAGGCTCTGGCGGCGGGCGTTCTGGTTGGGACATACGCTATTTATATGACACAACTGCTGGGGGTTGGGGTCTGAGCGGTAGTGCTCAGTGGAACGGCGGTAACGTTGAAAAGCTGGTCTTTGCCTCGCGGTTAGGGTCTAAGCTGTCGCATAGAAGGACAAATCGTTTTTCAAGCAACCAAGGTTGGTTGTATTATGTCGAAGAATACTCATCAAACAACAAGTCGGGCATGATCTTTAACGAAAGCTCGACAACACCTGGCATTTATCATCCGTATGAAGATGGCGAGTATTTCGGTCATTCGTATTACTCAGACTCTTTTAGAGCGGGTAACTTCCGTCAGGGCAGTAGCGGGGGCTACCTTCAGATATATTCGTATGACGCAGGCTCTCAAAACACTGTTTATGGGGAAAGAAACGTTTTTGCTATGCCCATGAAGAGAGACCCAGAAAGAGATAGCTTCTTCTCGGCTTCTCATGGTTTGGCTACTGGTGGGGCTTTATCTTTCACAAAGTCTGCTGGGGATGACATAAAGATTCTGACAGGTGGGGGTAATTTCTATACTCCTCAGACACCGACAGCAACTACAATAGGGGCGGGCACTTACGCTGCTGAAGTTGTATCTAGTGACAGGTTTCGTCTTCAGCCATCAGGTGGCGGTGCGTCATACAGAATCAACCAAGCCACAGGCACATACTCTTGGTCTGGAACAGGGGAAAACCCCACAAAGAACAGCTTTTTTATTGCAGGGCACGGACTTGCTACAGGGGACGCATTAACTCTTAGTACAACAGGGTCTCTTCCAGGAACTCCATCAGGGTCGCCAACAAGTAACCCAGGTGAAACAATCGATGGCGGAACAACTGCGGAAGAGTTTGGCTATTGGAAAGATGGTTGGGAAGATGCTGCCGCAACAGCAGGGATTACGTTTGAACAGATTTCTACAGCAAGTGTCTTTGGCGACACGAGCACCTATTTGGTCTGGAATAACCCACAGAACGGTCAGCTTACTACCTATTACTATGCGCCAATAAACGGTGGTTACGCATATGAGTCAGGTCAGTCATTTGCTTCGTTTCCTGGGCAAGACTTTCGGCGGGTGTTTAACCCACAACTTCATGCTGGTCTTGCGCCTTTAAAGAACACAACAGG